GATAGATAAACGCCTTCGTGGGTTCTCCTCGCAAGAACGCCATGTTCTCACTTATCGGATCACGCGGTGTCATGTCATCATCAATCGGCACAAGCTTCTCAGCATTCTTCACACCCAGCACTTCAATCATTTGCCTATGCAAAATTGGAAGGTCGTAAATCTGAGGTGCTTGTTGAGCCAACTGCATCACAGCTTGGTACTGCATGATGCGTTGAGCCATCGTTGAGCTATTGGGATCACTGACAGGTATAACTTCAACCATGTCGTAATCGGCCTGCATTGCAGTTGGATCACCTGCTACTGGGTCGTAGTCGTAGCTCGCGGGCGCGTGATCTCTAATGATGTTCTTAAGAAGCTTAAACTCCTCTTTCATTGAGTTGTGAACACGGGCTTGCACCGCACCCATGATCTTAAGCTGCCGCTCAAGAAGAGCAAGCGTAGTACCCACGGGAGCCTGCGCACTCATGTCACTGACCTTCATGTCAGCAATAGAGCCAAGACGACGGCCTTCTTCTGTAATTTGATTTAACAACCCCGCTAGAACCTGTGAAGGCTCTTTGTACGGCAGGGTCATGATGTTGTCTTTGATAGAGCCGCTAGGGATATCTACATCACGGAATTCTCCGGGAGCAATTGGTGTATCGTCACCCTTGTTAAGTCTTAGACCCCGAGACTTTAAGCCACCGGGTAAGTTGCTTAGAGTACCCGCATCAACAAGTTGCCTGATAAGAGAAGTGCCAGCGCGAGCATAACCACCAATGATATGGATAAGACCCATGCCATAAGCACCAAAGCCCGGTACATAATCGTACTGAACCAAGTGCTGACGCTTTGCATAAGTCTCGTCATCTTCTTCCCAGTTTCGGTAGATGGCCAAGACTTTAGTTGTGCCGCGATCAATTGCAATAATGTATGGGAGGGCAATCTCATCTTCATGCTCGTATCCTTTTAAGTTCCAATCAACTTGAATTTCAGCAATCTGGTAGCGGTCATCATCAGTGACTGAATAGCCCTGCTCTTCCGCTTTCTTCTTCTCCACATCAGTATGAATCTGAACAGGCTCGCCCAAATCTACATCACGATAAAAACCACTGACCTGTAGTTTTTTTACATCATTCTTTGTCTTGCGCATCAAGTGCGTCACACGCTCAGCAGTTCTTGCTCCGCTTGAGCCATAGGGAATGATCACATCTTCAGCAGGAACAAAAAGGGATACTTGCCTTCTCATGCCCGGGTCGTAGTACACCTTCTTAAACGCTGAACCAGCAAGTCCCAAGTTAAACAGCATGCGCTCATGCTCTGGTCTGTACTCGGGCATTTGCTCAGTGAGGCGATAGTTCATATCCTCCCGAACCCGGTTTGCCGCCTCCTCTTTAAGGCGATCAATTGCACCGATAATTTCCGTCTTGACTGGGCCCGCAGCAGGGAACGTTTCAGTAATAGTCTCACTCTGGAAGCGGATCGCAGCCTCAGTAAGAACGGTTGAAAATACTCCACAAGCCCCATTCCAAGGTTCCGTTCTTTCTTCATATTTCATCCCCAATACTTCAAGACCTTTGACGTACGTTTCAGTCCAGTCTTTGCGTGAATTAATGTCTGAGTCAACATACTCCATCAACTCAGTTGCAAGAGCACCTAACTCGCTATCGTCCATGTCTTCAGCCAAGTTCCTATTGAACTCATCATTGACTTCACTACCCGGCTCAATCGTAATTTCCATTGAGCCATCAGCCAGCGTTACGGCATCGGGGTTATCAATCACAATCTCAAGTGCTGGATCACCCATGTCCATCAAATCCGGGAGTCCCCCATCACTGGGGTAAAGAGCTTTATCAATGTTGCTGGTAGCCATATTTATCCTTAATAGTAAGCAGCTTTTTTGCTGCGAAAGTATCTAATTTCTTCAGGCTCATCAGTAGGCAACCGTATGAACCCGCCTTGTCTAAACCGCATGAGTGCTAGTGTTGTTGAGTCAACCAAGTCATCGTTAGTGCCTGATGGAAAGTCGTTGCACTCCTCAATAACTTCTCTTGCCCATCTGCGATCTGGTGCAAACACTACTCCGCCTTGAAACAGTGCAGACACTGCATTCACCCGCGCAATCTTATCTTGTCCTTTACCCGGAGTAAACTCTCCAACGGGTAAGCCCATACGCCTGAACTCTTGATAGAGAGGTGAGCCATTAGACTTCTTCTCCACAATAAATGCATCAGGCTCCCACTCCTTGTACTCCTCAAGCACCATCGCTTTAAGGTCTGGATACTCCATCCGTTTCTTGATGGCATTGAGCAAAATAATGCAATAATTGTTTGTTTCTTCGTTAAAGAACACACCCCATACTGTCAATGCGTTGTAGTCAGCCCTGTTGTTAGACTCTTGCGCCGCATCTAACGACATGATGGTGAACTCGCATTTAGGAGGATCATCTTCTTCCCAAATCTGCCACCACTCTCTTTTAAGTAATGCGCCTTCTTCAGATACAGGATTCTGCATGTACTGAGCTTGCCAGTAGCGGGGATCCATACCTGCTTTTTTACCCAGTAGTTCTTCCAGCGACCAGAAGTCTCCCCATAGGGGTTTCTCATTAAGGATGGCAGGGAACTCAACAATCTCCCACTGATCTACATCTTCCTCTTTGCCCATCTGGTTGACAATCATCCCTGTCAAATCCAGTTTACTCCAGCGGGTCATCACGATAATGATAGAGCCACCCGGCATAAGACGCTGGAGAGGGCCAGACTGAAACCACTCCCAAGCAGGAAGGAAAACGTCCGGTCTCCCAGTCTTAGCATCTTGTTCCGAGTGAGGGTCGTCAATGATAAATAGATCAGCGCCACGACCAGCAAGAGCACCTCCGACACCAATAGCAAAGTATTCTCCTTGGAAATTAGTGCCCCAACGCGAGGCTGATTTGGAATCTGACTGCAATTCGACCTGCGGAAAGATGTCTTTATAAGACTCAGAACCCACCAAATTACGTACTCTGCGGCCAAAATTGACCGCCAAATCCGCTGTGTGGGAGGCCATAATGACTTTTTTATGAGGGTATTTACCTAGAAACCATGCAGGCGCAAGGTAAGAAATCATCTCAGACTTGCCGTGACGGGGTGCAATGTTCACAATTACCCGTTTTTTCTTGCCATTTGCTATGTCTTCAAAGATTTTGGCCAGTCTTCTATGGTGTGGGCCTACTTTATAGCCCGCATACACATGATCAATGAAGGTTAGGAAGTCGTTTTTGCCCACTTCCTGCACTGATTCACTGTCGTATATCTTTAAAAGCTCTAAATTACGGCGTTTATCCTCTTCTGCCATGAATGGCAGGGCATCTCGGATGAGTTTTAGCTGTTCAGGCGTTATTTTCATTGCTTACAACCTTGGCCTGAACGTCAACCGTGCGTTTTTCTAGTCTTTGCAGGGTTGCAAGCAGTTCACTCTCCACTTCTTCAAGAGATTGATGCTTAATTGTGATTTCTGAACGTTTCTTAAACGCATCGACCCCATCAACTTCACCTAAAGCCTTGACCGCAGGTAATCTGTACTTGGGATCGGGATTGTCAGTCTCTTGTAAGAGTTTGTTTACGACGTACTTTTTTAAATCTGCAAGTTCCCGCACGACCATGTAGTCATACTGAGCCACCATGCCTGCTAAATAGGCAATCGTCTCATTGGGATACTGCGCCAAATTCATGTCACTCTTATTAGAGATGACTTGTTCGGCTAGTTGTAGGGCTTGGCCTCGGTGTTCTTGTGTGGGGGCAAGGGGTTGCCCTGTTATGTCCGACAACATCTTGGCTGTTCTAGCCATCATGTCTAACTCTTCCTTTGGAGAAAGTTCGGGCATGGCCTCAGTAGCCGAGGTTGGCAATGGTACGTTCTCTTCAACGTCTGGTATGTTTTCTAGCATAGGAGGAAAGTGGCACTCCGTTAATGTTTTTTAAATATACCACATATTTGTAAAGGGTGGTAGGAATCCTATAGGGGGGTGTTTCCTGTGAAAACTTGACAGCCAACAGTGCGTAGAAAAGGAAGGGGTGGGGGTGTTTGAAAAATGT